ATCTGACCGTGCCCGAGACAGGCGAGGAGGGACGGGTTCGCTGGGGAGCACGGGAAATCAACCGTACCCGTGACTACCTCGCTGCCCTGAAGGCTCTCATCCCGACAGGCAAGTCCGGGTACCGCGACAAGGCGGGCATCACCTCGGGAACGACCGATCCCGCACCCGCCAATGGTTCCGACGGAGACATCTACTTCAAGATCCTCAGTTAGGTCGTGCCGTGACCGACTACACGAAAACCACCGGCGTCAATGGCAAGATGATGATCCGGGACACCGGGACTGATGTCGAGTTCTGGTTCAAGGCCGGATATTCGTCTGACTGGTGGAACGGGATGCCGTTCAACTGGACGGCGAACGGAACGACGACCTCTAAAACGATCAACTACCCCACTGGTGCCGATTGGTACAAAGTCGGGGAAGTTCGGATCACTGATTCTCAGACGGTCACGTTCCGTCTTACCGATGGTTCCAGTTCTTCAGGCATCGGTGGGCCGACGTCCTTCCCTCAGTACATCAAGAGGGATACTGTTCCGGCCAAGCCGTCAACGCCCGTCATATCCAGCATCACCGCTTCATCTGTCTACGTGACGTTCTCGGACGGAAACAACGGTGGTGATGCGATCGACGCCCGGCAAATCGGTTACGGCACCAGTTCAACGTCGGTACAGAACACTGTGAGTTCAGACCGTTCGACGACCATATCCGGGTTGTCGGCGGGTACGACTTACTACTTCTGGGCACGAACCCACAACTCCGAAGGTTGGAGTGCGTGGTCAGGAAGGGCATCAGCCACAACACTCAAAGTTCCAGACGCCCCAAGCACACCGCTTCTGTCCAGCGCCCGGATGACGAGTGTAGACGTCGCATTCAGCGCGAACGGAAACGGTGGTTCTACGATCACCGGATACGAAATCGGCTGGAGCACGAGCGCTACGGGAACCCCCACAAGCTCCGTTGCTGCGAAGTCGCCTCAAGTAGTCACTGGCCTTACGCCGGGAACCGTATATTACTTCCGAACCCGGGCCAAGAGCGCGGTCGGTTGGAGTGCATGGTCTGGTTACGCCAGTGTCCGAACGGTTGCTGGAGCCTATGTCAAAGTAGGTGCGGAATGGAAACTTGCAGTCCCCTACGTGAAGGTTGGCGGGGTATGGAAGATTGCCGAGCCATGGGTCAAAAGCGTGGGGGTCTGGAAGCGAACAACGTAGAAAATTAGGGGAGGGTGCGTTATATGGACGAGGTTTGGGTCCGAGTGTTCATGATCATATTCGGGTCCACCATGGGTTCGACTGGCATGTGGTCCTTCCTTCGCAGCAGGGACACGAAGCGTGCGGCCACGACAAGACTGATGATGGGGATGGCCCGGGAGACCATCACCTCCCACGGCATGGCCTACATCGAGCGCGGTTACATCACCAAGGAAGAGTACGACGAGCTCGATAAGTACTTCTACAAGCCGTACATGGCCCTTGGTGGCAACGGCACGGCGGAGCGGATCATGAGGGAGGTTGGAAATCTCCCCTTCCGTTCGGCCAGCAGGTATGCCGAGATATCTCGGAACAGGGATACGGATGGATGGAGCAGCAATGTCAGGGTCGTCAGTCGAGAGGAAGCCGACACCACTTCTGGGTGACGGAACATACAGCGTGTTGAAGAAGTCGGCAACGATCATCCTCCCGGCGCTGGCTACTCTGTATTTCGCGCTGGCCCAGCTCTGGAACTTCCCGGAGCCCGAAAAGGTGGTCGCCTCCATCACGGCGGTGAACACCTTCCTCGGTGTTCTGGTGCAGATCTCGAAGAAGTCCTACTACGCCAGCGGTCAGCAGTACGCAGGCGAGATCCAGGTCCAGGAAGTGGGCAACAAGAAGATCGCGTCCTTGGTCGTCGATGGCGACCCCGAGGACATCCTGAGCATGAAGGAAGCGACCTTCCGCATACAGGACACCGGCGAGAACCCTATGGTCAAGCCGTAGGTGTAACACCTTCCTCAGGGGTCGCATGTTTTACAAGCCTTATGATGAGACCCCTACGGAAGGAAAAACCTTGATCAACCTCAAGAACCCTTTCAAGCCCACTGAGCCGAGCTCCCTCGAAAAGGAGATCGAACGCCTGTTCGTCAAGCTGGCGAACCTGCCCGAAGCCAGTGAGGAATACGACCGCGTCTCCAACCAGGTTAAGAAGCTGTACCCTCTCAAGGAAACCGATTCCAAGAAGAAGGTCAGCGCTGACGTCCTGGTTGGTGCCGCGACGAACCTCATCGGAATCGGCATGGTTCTCAACTACGAGCAGCTGCGTGTCATCACCACGAAAGCGGCGTTCAGCCTTGTCGGTAAGAAGTTCGTCGGCTGACCAAGAAACCATCTGAGTAGTCCCAAAGACGGACGGCGTGTAGACCCCACCAAGGTTTACACGCCGCTCGTTTTTTGCCTCCCAAGGGTCTCGCAGAATTTACAGGGCATTAAACGAGACCCCTATGGAGGAACTGCATGCTCCGCAAGATCCTTGGAAGCGCGAACTTCTACGTCGCCGTAGCCTCAAGCATTGTGTTCCACGTCGACTACCTCAAGCGTCGTATCAAGAAGCTCGCTGACACCGAAACGGTGAACAGTGCATCTGAATACATCGCTGTGCGTGCCGCTCGTGGTGACTACTTCAAGCCTGACGGTTTCGAGACCATGAAGTTCGACTACAAGTTCTACGGCATCATCACCAACCCCCAAAACGGAAAGCCTCGACCCTGATATTTGAAAGCCTCTGAACCCCTACATGGGGTTTATGCTTTGTCTTTTGGTATGGTATCGCACGTTATACATGGCTTATAATGAGACCCCTACGAAAGGACCCACCATGAGCGACTACTCGCTGATGAATCCCGACCACCTCAAGAACGAAATCCACAACATGGAGGAACTCGCCGCCCGAGACGAAAGTGACGTTATTGATCTGAAGAAGGACTACGACCGTATCATCGATATGATTCGCGCATCACATGACGCGGGACAGGACACCGTTCTGACCCCCGAGCAGACGCGCTATCTCATCGAGACGCTGTCGAAGTTCAACCTCAAGATCTACGTGCTCTCGTCTACTCGACGATTCTACCTTCGCGTGTACAAGCAGCTCTTGAGCGATCGTCGCTGGTTCATCGCCGCGAAGTACCTCAGGTTCCTCAAGAAGTAATCTCAAAGACCTCTGAACCCCTACATGGGGTTTATGTCTTTCGTGGGGTCGCATATTCTACACGGCCTATAATGAGACCCCTACGAAAGGCTAAGCCATGCGAAAGTACATTTTCGACTTCAGCTTGCTCCGACCGATCTCTTCCGACGTCAGCATTGAGACGTTCCCCCGCGACCAAGTCGACCGACTGTTCACGAAGAAGACCCATTACCTCGACTGGATGAGGTTCTTCTGGATTGGACTCATGGTCAAGTTTGCTCGCGATGGACAGCTGAATGCGGTCGGGAGGTACCGGTTCGTGATGAGCTACACCGGATTCGGCAACTTCGAATGCGAGCTTCAACGTTCGATCTGATCTCAGACCTCTAAACCCCTACAAGGGGTTTAAGTCTTCGCACGGTTTACAAGGCATATTATGAGACCCCTACTGCCTCAGGAGACCGCCATGCTTGGAAGAAACAAAGGAAAGCTCTCCGCTAAGATCACCCTCGATCGGGATGACCCGCGCAAGGAGTCCACCGCCGATGAGCCGTTCATCCGACCCGAAACCGTCAAACTCGCTGCCGAGAAGACGAAGGAGGTCGCGAAGTTCGTTGCCATCACCGCGGTGGCCGCCTATGCCGCCATCAAGACCATCGAGACGATCAGCGAGATCGCCCTCAAGAAAACCAAGAGCGCCGACGAGAAGGAAGACTGACTCGAAGCCCTCTACCCCACACAAGGGGTATGGCTTTTCCCGAGGGGGTAGGTATTATGGCAAACATCGAAGTAACGGCAGCGGTTCACGCTACGGTTTCGGATATCAACGAACTGGTAGTCGAATTCCAGAAACAGATCGACGAAGGTGCCGAAACGTTCATCATCTCCAAGGAAAACATCCAGTCCATGATGTCTTTGATGAAGATGAGCGCAACGCTTACGTCCCTGCTGTTCGAAGGGCACCAGAAGTTCACCGATGCCGTTGAAGAAGTCAAGAAGAAGCACGATCTTCCGTAGGGTCGCAAGATCTACACGGCCTATAATGAGAACCCTACGGAAGGCCGTGCAATGTCCCAGGACCACTTGATCGCACTGGTAATCGGAGCTAGCTGTGGCGCATTCGCCGCCGCTTTCGCAACCGAATACATCTACGACAAGTTCCGCAAGATCGCGCACCGCATTAAGCACTGAGCTCAAAAGCCTCTGAACCCCTACACGGGGTTTATGCTTTCCGGGAGGGAATCTCTATGAACCGTAACGCCATCGTTCTCGTCCTCACCGTTCTGATCGCCGCCTCGAAGTATCACCTCAAGGAGATGAAGCGAGCGCACGATCACGGATGGAATGGAGGATGGGAGGCCGGGAAGCAGTTCGCCCGAGGTGAGTTCAACGACCAGACGGACGATACAAACGGTCAAAATGAACAGTAGTTTGTACGGGGACATCTTGTAGTTCGGCTGGGAAACGTTCTAACGTGGGGTCTCAAAACCACTCCTGAATTTTCCCGCGGGGGATTTTCTGAGGAAGTTTCCAAGTAGGAACAAGACCTCGACCTGTAGTAGGGAACTCGCAAGGTATACATACCTTATAATGAGACCCCTACGAAAGGAACATCATGGACCGGATCCCGACCTTGAACGAGATCCAGCAGATGGACGAGAAGGAGCTCGCCGAACTGAACCGGAAGATGGCTAAGCGCGCCCTGCGCAACATGCTCATTGTCTTCGGTATCAAGTGGGCGATCATCTACTTGCTCAAGCGCTGGGCCCGTTCGCAGGCCGAGAAGTACTGATCCTCGATCCTGATCCTGATCTCAAAGCCAGGGCCCCCTTAACACGGGGTTTTGGTTTTTGCCCTCAAAAGGAGTATCAATCATGCCCCGACCCGACGATGAGGAAACCATCGCCAAACTCGAAGAGAAGCGCAAGAACTTCACGCCTCGTGCCGAGATCCTCTTGGCCGCAAAGAGCACTCTCGCGCAAGAAGTTCAGGAGAAGGGTTATGTCTACATCGGCCCCAACGCCGAACGTAGGTTCAACCTCAATCGGATGCGCCTGAACTCGGTCATCGCCTGGCTCAAGGAAGATGGCTTCGTAGTTCACTTCCTGGAGCTGGAACACCCCGATTCCGATGAGACCATCATTGTGAAGGTTCTCGCTCGTGGTGACAAGACGTACCAGGACGCTTGGAACGACCGCGGCATCATCCTCAGACTCTGGGTCGACGCCCAGTCCATCGGCAAGAACTGACTACAGAAGAGGTATATTCGTGAGCACCGGAACCTGCTCGTTCGGATACTGGCACGGCCCCGATGGGCCCAAGAAGTCCAAGGCCATCGACAAGCTGAAGGAAGCCTGGAACGAGAACCCGCTCATGGTCATGGCCGTGGTCGGCGCCGCTCTCGCCGGTGCGGGTAAGTTCATCGACGCATCCGGCAGCATCGTCAGCAAGTGGGCTTACGCCCGACGGATCAAGAAGTAGCCTCGCAGGAAAAACAGATCCCTTAACGAGAGTCACACGACCCTCAGCCCTTACACAGGGTTGCATTTTCGCCGCCAGATGAAAGGTTCGACCAGACCATGAAGAAGATCGGCATCATCGCCCTCCTCCTGGCCCTGATTCTCTGGATCATCAAGTGCGTGCGAGATGAGGTGACTGTCGAAGTAGACGGCGACGAGTAGTCTTGCGTTAGG